TGGGGGGTTTTTTTTTTTTTTTATGCCCCAGCCAGTCGAATCTTATTTGAGGCCGGAGTTTCTGGAGAAGATTCTCATGACTTAATTAAGAGACCGAAGGTGCTGTTATTTGGGAAGCGTGGTCAGTTACTCCACAACAAAACCATGCACCAAATGATTGAAAAGATTAATAATTCCCCACGTATTAAAAAATAAGGAGATTCTATGGAATACGAGATTTTAGTAGAAAAAAATAGTAACGGTCGTGTAATCGTTGATTTTTATGGTATTGATTTTGACATCACTGATGAATTCGTAAACGGTAAATGCCATAAGGTGATTTTTGGCGACCAGATTGTGTTTGTTCTTAAGGGGGCAGAAATCAAAGAAGAGCCTGTGGAAAACTTAAATACAACTGAAGAGACCCCTGAAACTCATGAAGAAACCCCTGAGCCAGAACATCCTGAAGCTTCTGAAGAAAAACACGATGAGGTCGTCGAAGAACCAGAAAAGCACGATGAGCCAGAACACTCAGAAGAGGTTATTGAATATTTACCAGTAGAAGAACGTAGTGTAGATGCTACCGACAATAATGTCGGAACCAGTGAAGAAGCTCATGTTGAAGAGAAACCTGTGGAAAACCCTGAAGAGCCTATTGTAGCTCCAGAAGAAGGACACGCTCCAGCAGAGCCTGAAGAAGCCGAAGAGGCCGATAAGAAGCGTGGCAAGAAAGCTAAAGAAGAGACTACTGAAGAAAATTAGGAATTAATAAATGCCTATAAAAAGACAGGAGAACGATTCGACAAAAAAAGTGGTTGTTTCCAAAAAAGAAACATCCACTAAGGTTTCTGTTGCAGAGAAACCAGTTCAAAAGACTGTCAAAAAAGTTACAACAAAGAAAGTAGCAAAAGAAAAGAAAGCTAAAGCCGTAAAAGTCGGACGGAACTCGGATGGAACTTTCTCGAAAGGCAATAAGCTTTCCGTTGGCAATAATGGCGGTCGCCCGACCGAAGATATGTCTTTTCGCCACCAGGTGAAGATTCGCGCCTCAAATGACCCGAATCTCGTGCAAGGTGTAATTAATAACTTAATCGCTATTGCTAGTGACCCAGACCACCCGAAGTGCGTAGAGGCTGCCGATAAGCTCATTAAGCTCAATGGTAATTATGACCCAACCGAGACCAAAGATGTCTCGGAAAAAGAGGTCTTCAATCCATTTGAGAACTTATCTGAAGAGGAATTAAGGAAGCTTGCGAGATGACAAGAGATGAGGTGATTAAGCTTGGTGCGAAAATGGAGCTGGCCAGACGTCATCTTTACGATTTTTGCCAGATATTGTTCCCTAATTTTTATAAAGATGAGAGAACTTATCTTAAAGAATTCTGCGAATCTGTGGAAAACTTTATTAATGATAAAGATAAGCGTTTTCTTATTATTAATATGCCTCCACGACACGGAAAATCCCTAACAGACCAATGTCTCACGGCGTGGCTTCTCGGACGTGACCCAACTTGTCGAGTCATGACAGCTTCATATAATGAGGATGTTGCTAGTGTTTTCTCTAAGAATGTCCGAAACACTATTCAAACAGAAAAAATTGGTGAACGTGTCGTTTTTCCCGACATGTTCCCTAAGACTAAGGTTAAGTATGGTGATGCAAGCGCTAAGAAGTGGACTATAGACGGACAAAGTCAGATTTCATATTTAGCTACCTCTCCGAACGGCACAGCCACTGGTTTTGGTTGTGACTATTTAATTTGCGATGACCTTATTAAATCGGCTGAAGAAGCCTATAACGAAACAGCCCTAGATAATACTTATCAGTGGTTCGTGAACACTATGCTCTCACGCCTTGAGGGTCAGAAAAAGTGCATTATCATTATGACCCGTTGGTCTTCGAGAGACTTAGCTGGACGCATTATGGACGCGTTCCCGGATGAATGTGAAATTATTAAGTATCAAGTCCAAGACAAAGACGGAAAAATGCTCTGTGAAGATATCTTGAGCAAAAAAGACATGAACCTCATCAAGCGTGAGATGAATGTCGATATCTTCGAAGCGAACTATAATCAGACTCCAATCGATGTGAAAGGTCGACTCTATCAAGAGTTTAAGGAATGGGAGAAAGCTCCAGAAGGCAAAATCCTTAACTATACGGATACCGCAGACACTGGCACGGACTTCCTATGTTCAATTAACTATGTAATTTATGAGAAAGAAGCTTATATTTTAGACCTTTATTTTTCAGATGAAGCCATGGAGATTACAGAGCCAAAGGTTGCTGAATTATTACACACTGGTGCTGTTCAAGAATGCTCGATCGAGTCCAATAACGGTGGTAGAGGGTTTGCTAGGAATGTAGAGAGACTATTACTCGATAAGTATGGCTCTAATCGCACAATAATTAATTCCGTGCCTCAGACCCACAATAAGGAGTCTCGTATTCTAGCCTCATCAGCATGGGTACAGAATCACGTTTATATGCCACCTAATTGGAGAACTCGCTTCCCTGAATTTTATAAGCAGGTGATGAGCTATCAGCGTAAAGGTAAGAACGCTCATGATGACGCTGTAGATGTTTTAGCTTCAATCTATGAGCAGACTACTAGTGGAATGGAAGTTCAAATTTTGAGCGATTCGGAGCTTTATGGCTCTAGATATAACCGAAATTCGGTTTTTGAAAGGTAAAGGAGAACGAAATGCCTACAATTAAACAATGTATTCTCGCGAGAGGAACACAACCAACTGATGAAATCATTAATAATTTATTAACCTCATTAACACGTAAAGACCAGGTTAGATATTACAATACCCTGAAAGACTATTTTTCTTCGGTAAACGTAACATCAAGACCTGCACCACATGAGATTAAAGTTGTGGCTAACAACGCCAGGTATATCACAAAGACTAACGTGGGCTATCTTTTAGGTAATCCTGTACAATATTTAGCCTCTGAGGGGCTTAATATTGACTTAATTATTGATAACTACAAGAGGCAGACTATCTCTAATCTTGATGTGGAACTTGCAACGGATGTTTCAGTCTATGGTCATGCTTTTGAGCGTGTTTATACAAATGAACTAGCTGAGCCATGGTCTACTCGTATCAATCCAAGCAACATCATCCTAGCTTATGATAACAGCGTCCAGCACAATAAGCTTTTTGCTGTGATTTATGAACCAGTATTTGACGATAAAGGTAAACAACTTGAGAATGAGTTTGACGTTACTATCTTAACCTCAGAACTCTGCATGGAGCGACGCCTTAAAGACGGTCATTTATTCCAAGCTCCAGAGATTGAAGATTTCATGCATGGCTATGGTGAAGTGCCAGTAATCGAATATATGAATAGCTCAGACCGCATGGGTGATTTTGAGCCTGTTATTTCCCTACTCGACGCTTATAATATCTTGCAATCAGACCGTGTAATCGATCGTGAGCGTTTAGTGGACGCCATTCTTGCATTTTATGGCATGAACCTAACAAAGGAGCAACGAATCGCTCTGAAAGAGTCCAGAACGCTTGCCGGCATTCCTGCTGACGCTAAAGTCGAGTACATCGTTAAGAATATCAATGAGGCGGATGCTGATGTTTTAAGGTCTTCTCTTCTCTCTGACATCCATAAAATCTCAATGACTCCGGATATGAGCGACCAAAACTTCGCAGGAAACTCTTCCGGTGTGGCACTACTTTATAAGCTCCTCGCGTTCGAGCAACATATTAAAGATAAAGAGCGTTACTTTGAGAATGCTTTGATTGATAGGTTTAGGATTTATAACAGATTCTTCAATCTTAATAATAATATGAGCTTAATTAGCCCTGCTGATATTGATGTCGTCTTTAAGCGTTCACTTCCACAAAATGATTATGAACAGTCTCAAATGATTAATAATCTTGTTGGTTTGGTCGACAAAGAGACACTTGTGGCACAGTTGTCATTCGTAAATGATGCCAAGGAAACCGTGGAGCTTGCTAAAGAGGAAGCTGATAATCAGCTAAGCAATGCATTGTTAGATAATGAGATTACAGATAAAAATAACGCTTAAATCTCGGCTCATAAGGTGATATATGACTAAAAACATTAAATATTGGGAAAAGCGTGCTGCTCAAAGATTTTTGAAAACTGAAAGTGAGATTTTAAGAAACCGACAAAACATTATTAAAGCTTATAATCGAGCGCAGTCTGTTCTGGAAAGAGATTTTACTAAACTATTCATGAATTATTACAGAGCAAATAAATTTGACCGCACTGCTTTGAATTCTATTGCTCCACAGGGTGACATAAAACGCTTGTTAGATGAGTTTAGAAGATTAGGTATTGCGAATGAGCTGCCAGATAACTACTTGGCTCGAGCAACTCGACTAGATGTGATTAATAACCAGATCGTCTTGGAATGCAAACGATTAGCTGTTAATGAAAATAATATCGTACATAATAGCCTTGTTCGTGGCTTTAATGATTCGTATTACCATGCTGGCTATGACATCACACAGGCCCTTGGTGGACAATTAATACCTTTTAATTCGCTCGATACTAGATCTATCAACCAGGCGCTTTCGAGTTCTTGGCAAGGTGGGAATTATTCTAGCAGGATTTGGGCGAATACTGATACTCTAGCCCAAAATGTTCAGCAAATTTTAGCTAGTGGTATAGCTACTGGGGCTAGCATAAATAAAATGTCTAGAGAGCTAAGGGAAAGCTTCGACGTAGCGAAGAAATATGCAGATAGATTGATTCAGACAGAGCTTAATTATATACATGGCCAGGCAGAGATTGAGGCTTATAAAGATATAGGTGTTGAATATTATAAACTTATTGCCGTTCTAGATAATCGCACTTCAGCTATCTGTCAATATATGGACGGGAAAATCTTTAAAACTAAAGAGGCAAAGGTGGGGGTCAATCTTAATCCTTTTCATCCTCGATGTAGAACAGTTTCGGTGCCATATTTGGGCCAAAGGAATGAACCAAAAGAACGAATTGCTCGCGACCCTGTGACCGGTGAAAATATTTATATCAAAAACATGACATATGAAGAATGGAGAGACACTCTAAAACTAAAATATGCCAATAGCGATATTGATATAGATAAGATTCTAGTTAAAAGTTGGCGCATGCAGTATGACGAATATAGGACGGCGATTGGCAAGGAAATGATTGGGTATAATCATTTTGTCGAAATGAAACTAACTGGAGGCAATAAGGCCCTACAGACTTGGTGGAAAGACGCAAAGAGCTATATGCGCCAATATAGAGAGGGTAACCTTTCTGATAAATGGACATTCAAACAGTGGAGATATAACCAGGGTGGACCTGAAGACCCAAGATGGAGAGCAGTTGATTTTAACCCTAGGTATAAAGAAAAACATATTTCAGACCACTTGCCAGAGTTTCCAGGATTGTCAGATAAAGAATACGTAGAGAATGCGAGAAAAATACTTAATTCCCGAATTGGTGGAGCGATAGAAGGTTTTATTGATAAATCTGGTGAAGTTTACAGGTATAACACAGAGACCAATGAATTCGCAAAAGCCCGTAAAAATGGTATAATTAAGACATATTATAAACCGACAAGTCCCACTTATTGGGAGCGTCAGAAAGGCAAAAACTCATGAAAAAATGTATCTGTTGGGGGCTTGGTTATGGAGATGATG